GCCCGCTTTGAGGTCCAAAGACCCCTCCCCATACTTGGTTAACATTTTATCAATCAGTTCATTTTCCATCTTTTGAAGGGACAACCATTCATCCCTCAATTTTATCTCTTGTTCATTAAGAGTTTTTATTGAAGCTTCAACTTGCATTTTCTGCAAATAAAGCTGGCCCAACTGGAAAACTTTCTGTTGGAATTTCTCTTGAAGAAGCTTAATTTCCAGTATTTCACTATCCGTCATTTTAATTTTTTCATCACTCATAACTTTTCTTTCTGTTGTTTTGATTTCATTCAGGAGACGTAATTAAGTTGTAATCCCATAACTACTCTGAAAATAACTACGAAGGTTAGTTAATTCGGTTCCTGTAACAATCTTGTTGTATGCTACAATGCGTGCAATTCCACCATACCAACCATAAGTTGCAGGTACACCATCACAACGACTTCCGAAGGTAAAACCGTAACATCCTTCGGTCCCAAGATTTCCTGTAATTAAACTTACTCCTGTATTTATAATTGCTGATGAGGCTCCATTAAACTCAACTTCCCACAAATACCACAGTGTAGATGTGGTTGTCCAAGGCCAGTTTCCAGTAATACCATATGTATTACCACCAACTGCGACGGTTGTTTGTCCTCCTACCTGCATAAAAATCATTCGTGCCTGAGTTGAAGTATAGCCATCAAACAAAAAACGGTTTAGATTTGTAGAAGTGTTCCATTTTGCTATTACAAAAAAATGAGCTGGTTGAGATAAGACAGTAGAGCTACTACTACTAGCTAAGTATTGAGCACCAGTAAAACTAGCATATGGTCTGCCTCCTAGTTCTGTAGCACTGATTACATTAGTAGGTGCTACTCCACCACTAAGGTTTCTACCATTGCCACTCATGTCTGTAATCGACGATAAAGAGGCTCCATTGGTCAATCCCATTGCTGCAACATCATAATCAAGGATATAATTAGAAATACTAGATGGATAATAGTCGTCGGATAATGAAGTAATATCATTCAACTCGTACCGTCTTCCTCCCCGATGTAATGTATTAATTTGTGTCATAACTTATACATATCCTCCACCTAGATTTTGTCTTAATGCTTGAACACCGTTGAATAAAGCCCTTGCTTCCGATGTCGTAAGTCCTCGATGCAAGGCACCAAAAGATAACATCGCTTCACAAGTAGGAGTCCCTACATAAGAATTCTGAGCATTATTGTAAGTATAAACAATTACCGAAGCTCCATACGCTGTTGATGATGGTGTAATTGCCGCCCCACTTTGAGCAACACCATTTCCAAAAGAAGATGTAAATGGGGAATTACTACTTCCTCCATAAATTGCAATACTCGTGGCAGAAGTTCTATTACCCGATATAAAGCCGGTTCCCGGAACACCAGAAACATTATCTTGTCCAACATTCACAAATCTCCACGCATTAAAAAATCCACCACCAGAAGAACCAAGAGAAAATTGAGAAGCGTTTGCCGCCCCAGCAAGACCCAATAACAATCCATATCCACTAGAACCGGGACTAACACAATAAACGGTCAGTCCAGCAGTATCGGTCATTTCATAACTATACGGACTGGGAGATACTCCTGTATCAAGATATTTATTACTTGTATTTCCTTTCAATCCGTTTACGCTTAAATCCCCCGCAACAAAATTATAGTTAGTCCAAGGGTCTAATCCATTAGTATAAAACAATGGTGTAATAGCTGCTATTAAATTGTCGGGAACAAAACAGTTTACTGAAATCATTTTTGCATATAATGTAGGATTGTTGTAAAATGTTTGCATGAAACTTGTAAGAGCAATTTGAGTATTAATAGATGGTATTGATCCTCCGTTATTTACCACTCTCTGTGTCCACGCGATTACAAATGGGTCTATAACCACCGCTAGTGATTGACCCAAAGAATATCGTCTTCCTCCCCGATGTAATGTATTAATTTGTGTCATAACTTATACATATCCTCCACCTAGATTTTGTCGTAGGGTTTGTATTAACATAAATAGATTACTACTATCAATGGCACTAATCGCAAATCCCACAGCGGCAAAACTTAATCTACCCGGATAAAATCCAGATGGAGTACCTCCTTCATTACCAGTAAAGCAATATAAGTTATTAGTAGGAATTGTATTGTGACCACCCGTATCCGTTCCGGTAGTTGTACAAGCCGCATAGTGTGGAGTGATGCTATTTGCCTCATAAATTATTCTTGTAGTAGAAGATATTTTAGTTCCGCAAACATATCCTAGAAAATAGGTAGAATTATTCATTACACCACCCTGATACGTTGTGTCATAACAACAAAAATAATCTCCTAAAGACCCGTTGTCCCAAGAAAATCTCAAAGCCCCCGCTGCTTCGGCAGCACCCATTCGGGTACATCCGGTTGAACCAGCCAAGGTACAATAAATTATGACTGATACACTGGTTTGTGACAGATAACTGTTTGGTATAAATCCAGTATCCAAGTATTTAGTGCTTCCATCTCCTGTTAATCCATTTACTGATAAATCTCCTGAAACAAAATTATGGTTTGTCCAATTATCGCCGGTTGAAACTTTTAATAGAGGTACTGTAGCGGCAACAAGACTATCAGGAACAAAAGCGTTTACAATCAATATTTTAGAAGTAAGACCCACCGAATCCATTCCAAGCAGAAAATTGGTTAGTGCTATCAATGTATTGTTAGAGGGAATATTTCCACCAGAACGAATTATTCTAGTAACCCAATCTGTAACTCTCGGATCAATAACTACCATTGATGATTGTATTCTGTTTACGAATCCATCCATTGTTATAACATTTGGTACTTGAGCATATGCTTGAACGGTTAACCCATTTTGGAGTATCTTTCCGTCAACCAATAACATTCTTCCAGATTTGCTCGGTATTGTATTTCTTATTACATCATTTGGTTCATTAGTACCACCCCAAAGAATACTTGTTAAGATGCTTGAAGTCGAATCATTGTAGGCGTAAATATAGCACTCATCAGTGAATTGAGAACCTGATGGTTGAGTAGTATGAAGTAGTGTTGCTGAACCGGATGCGGTTCCAGAAATCAGTATTTGCTTTCCGTAGGAAGAGTTACTGAGAGGAACTTTTGAGTAAGTAGTAGTAGTAGCCATATGACTTATATATATCCCCCACCTAAACTTTGTCTTAGGGTTTGAACTGCATTGTATAATATTTGAGATTCACTTTGGGTTAGTCCCGAATGAACCGCTACAAACGAATAAACGGTGGTAGTTCCCCCATATTGACCCGACGAATTTGTAATGTAAATGCATCCAAGATAAGAATGATAGTAGTTAATAGATAGTGTTGGACCACACGAAGAAGATGTTGATATGGCAATTTGAGTGTGTGTGGTAGTAGAATTTGCAAAATACATTCTGGAATCATTATCTGCTATTCTATTCGCAGAATAATATCCATTACCTCGACTTGTTATTGATAACCTGGTGGTAACATTAAAACATTGAAAACTCGAATTTCCACCATAATTGAGATTAAGCATAAAACTTCCTACCCCACTATAATCCGTCATTCCAAAATCATATCCACTAGTTCCAGCAATACTATACCCATACAAAGTGATACCAGCACTTCCTGTAGTTGGGAAATTAGTTCCCGGATTAAAACCAGTATCAATGTAACCACCGTTGTTGTATATGCCATTGATTCCACTCAATGTTGCACTACCTTGCCATACACGAGAATTGCGGAATATATCAATCAACGGAGTACAAGCCGCTATAAGACTATCAGGCGCAACACAATTCACCATCATCATTTTATTCAATAAACCAGTAGAAGAAAGAGTCTGATAAAAAACCGATAACGCACTCAGAGTATTACTGGAAGGAGTGGCACCACCGTTAGCCACGACCGTCCTACTCCAGTTTGTAACGGCTGGGTCAATAGCAGTCGGGTCTGGAACTTGAGTAATCCTATTTACAAATCCATCAATGGTTATCATGTTAGATGAAAAAGCATAAGCAGAAATAGACAACCCGTTATAAAGAAGTTTACCATCAACAACCAAAGTTCTTCCATTTTGTGAAGGTATAGTATATCGTGTAACATCATCAGGTTCTGTAGTTCCTCCCCACAGAATACTTAACTGATTACTAGAGGTTGATTCATTATAAGCGTAAAGATAAACTTCATCAAGACTTGCACTGGTTATGCTGGCTACAGAAGAATGTATTAGAGTAGCAGAACCAGATGTGGTTCCAGATACTAAAATCTGTCTGGTAGTATTACTGGCTCCCGAAAGTGGAAATTTGCTGTATGTTGTACTCATAACTTATACATATCCTCCACCAAGATTTTGTCTTAGGGATTGTATTGCGTTGTAAAAAGCTAAACTTTGCGAAGATGTTAATCCACTATGAACTGCTATAAATGAAAGACGTTTGCTACTATAATACGACGGGGAACTATTTGCATTCATTGCCCACGCCCAAAGTTCTTTATTCGGTGGAGTGCCAGGCGCTCCACTACCATTAACGGCTGAGTAGTGAGTAGTAGTGGAATTAGCAACATAAATGTTTGTCGAACTACTGGAGGTTCTATTTCCAGATACATAACCACAAAAACCGGGTAAGGAGACTGAAGTGGCTCCATCATTAAAATTCCAGCAATCGAAAGTTACTGTGCCACTGAGGTTCCAAAGTCCAGTTTGATTGGAACCATCATATGAAGCGAGTTCCGTCGAAACTTCCGAAGGGCACGTATAAAAATAAATTGTATATCCGCCCGAATTAGGTTGCCCCATAAAGCTGATAGGTATAACCCCAGTTTGTACGTATTTATTAGAAGCATTCCCGATCAGACCATTAACAGTCAAATCTCCCGATATAAAATTATGATTGGTCCAAAGACTATTTCCAATATTACAAACAAATGGTGTAAGAGATGCTGATAAATTATCCGGAACAATACAATTTACGGTAATCATCTTATCGAATAAGTTATTACTAATAAGCGAATTATAAAAACTCGTAAGAGCTATTTGAGTATTGATAGATGGAACTGCTCCACCATTAGTTACAACTCTATTAACCCAGTTGGTCACAAACGGGTCTATAACATTGAAACTTCCCGATGTAATTCGGTTACAAAATCCATCCATTGTTATAACATTTGGTACTTGAGCATAAGCAGATACCGTTCCGTTCTGAATTAACTTCCCATCAACAATCAAAACTCTTCCGCTCTTAGGTGGTATTATAGCTCTATTTACATTGGTTGGTTCTGATATACCACCCCATAAAATACTACATTGAACACTTGAGGTAGCATCATTATAGGCATAAATGTACAACTCATCGAGAAGATTGGTGTCACTATAGGATGTGTGTATTGGAGTTGCTGAACCCGAGGTTGTTGCGGTAATAAGGATTTGCTGACCGGAGGTGGATGTGGATAAAGGAATTTTAGAAAATGATGTTGCTGCCATAACTTTTATGAAAATATTTGAACCATTAAAACATCCGTAGTTGAATTAACAGCATTTACTGCCCAACTTGCTGTAATTGGATATGTAGAACCTGAAATAAGCGAAGTTCCACCTCCGCCGCCGCCGCCATTGAGAGCGTATGACGCTGTAGTTGAATTAACAGCATTTACTGCCCAACTTGCTGTTATCGAATAAGTAGAACCTGAAATAAGCGAAGTTCCACCGCTTCCGCCGCCATTGAGAGCGTATGACGCTGTAGTAGCGTAAGAGGCACTTCCTACAAACTGTCCAAGCGCATTCACATAACTTACACCATCTATAGTTGTGGCAAATGTGGAGTTTGAACTGCTAAATTCCAACAAATTCCCCGACTGTTGTATTGTGGTGGCTTCCGATGCTGTCGGGGAAGAAGAATAATATGGATGTCCTCCCGGCAAATTCGCCTGCAACCCATATTTCCACAATAAATACCCCTCAATCTTTTGCCTGTCATCTGTTGAAAGAGAACCACTGTAAAATAGAAATTCTGCCATTTGACCTGTAAATGTATTGGTAGTCGTTCCTTCTGACCAACCTACGGTAAATGGATAAGGAATGGTCGGTGGGTAATAACTAGCGTTCTGGTTTAAGAGAACATTTGTTCCATTTATATATACATTTATTGTACTACCATTTTTAGTAAATTCCGCCAGCGTCCACGCAGATTCCGCAACCACGCCCCCGGTCGAATCAAATTCGTTATCACCACTAGAAGAACCAAGATGGCACGCCCATACAACTTGACCGGTACTGCCAACCGAAAATATCCATTTATTACAATTGCCCCCGGTGGGACTATCACATGACATCAATGATTTTTCCCACCAATTAGAACTTAAAGACGTTTCTCTAAATAGCAGAAACACACTTTGATAATCTTGTCTGAAAAAGGTATCAGTATTACCAAGAGAAGCACTCATTTGGGAAGAGGCAGAAAACTCAAAAACAGGGTTTCCGTTTAAGTAGTTTGCTCTATATTTTGGGGCAGTAGTTTCCGCTCCCCCTTTGTATAGAGTTCTACCTCCGGGACCAAAATCCGTCCATGTAGGAGTGAGGTTCCCATCGGTGTATAACGTTTCTTTTTTGGCACAATACCAAGAAGCACTTACATAAGAAACATCAACCAAAGGTCTAAGGGTTGTATCTCCGATTGAATTTCCTCTTATAACCAATCCTCCGACGCTTGGGGCACCTGTGCTTATGATTGACGGACCAGTTTGATTAGTTACGTAAAATGGAACCGATGCACTTAAACAACTTGCACTCAATGATTGACTAGCCCACGAGGCACTTGGAACTGTGGCCACTGCTGTAAATGGAGCATAAGAAGCACTCAATGATTGACTAGCCCAACTTGCACTTATAGCACTTGAAGATGGTGTTGATGGAGCATAACTTGCCGAAAGTGATTGTGAGGCCCAAGAAGCCGATATAGCTGTAGTAGATACACCTGTTAGAGCATACGATGCACTTACAGCCCAAGAAGCAGTCATAGGGCTTATAAGGACAACTTTAGTCGGGTCAAATACTACTGTATTAAGGTTATTACTCATAGATTATATTTGTACATGAAATAATTTTGAATAGCCGTCAAATTTGAACCCGTTTGTGCTGTATTGAATACCGCAACTTCTAATACATCACCCCATATTGGTTGTGGGCCACCTGTAACAAGAGTTCCAAAAGTATCAATATCTAATGATGGATATCCTCCCGATGTATTTCCAAGTGACCTGTCATTTTGCCCAAAATATGGGACTCCTGAAATAAAAGTGATCCACATTAAAGTGTATATATCAAAATTACGAAGTAAATATGGAGAATATTGAGCCCCTGGACCTCCTACATAAATGAACATATTATTACTTGATGGAACCAAAGTAAGATATTGAGTATTTGCACCGCTATTACAAAAAAATGTTTGAGCAGTACCATTATTTGTCATTGCCGACCTAAACACAACAAACAACGAGCAATTTGTTCCACAGGTTCTTACTTGAGGCAAAGACATATAACTTCCGGCATTAGAATAAAATTCAGCTCTCGGATACCCATTCGCTCCACCTTTTAATCTGAAAGTCGGTTGATAGGTTGCATTACCTTGTGTAGCTGGAGATGCAGTCACACTCTTATCAATCCAAGTACCAACTTTTTGACCATCGGTATAACTTGCAGTTAAATCCTCTGCCCTTAACCATAATACCAAACTAGAAGTAGATATACCTCCGAATTTGTCTTCAGTTTGAGTAATAGGATACCCTCCCATATGTTTCCACGGATTTGATGATGTTAATGAACAAGATACATACATGTATGCTTGATGGTTGTCTGTCTGGAAACAAAGATTTCCTACTGTAGCTATAGATGATAATGCTAATCTTGTTGAAGAATTAGATGCTGTGTATATGACGGCAGAAGAAGTAAATGGGGCATATGAGGCAGATATAGCTGTTAATGCATTACTTGCAGATGAGGCATACGAAGCTGATGATATAGATGTAATAACACTAAGAAAGTTATTAGTACCACTAACAGGAGTTTGTCCTATAGAAAATATAACCGAACCACTATAATTTGTTAAAGTTACTGGATAAGTGTTTCCGTCATCACAATATAAATATAACAAATTACTTCCTGTGATTGATGAAAAGGCACTTGCAGTCAACGAATAGTTTGCCCAACTTGCTGTAATTGGATATGTAGAACCTGTGGTAAGAGAAGTTCCACCGCCTCCGCTACTTGGAGCATATGAAGCACTTAAAGATTGACTTGCCCACGAGGCACTTGGCACGGATGTTACAATAATTGATGGCGCCCAACTTGATGACTGAGCGAATGAAGCACTCATTACGGTTCCAACCACGTTAGACGAACTAATGTAAGACGCAGTATCAGCCGTTGTAACTTTGACAGAAGCACTGACCCAAGATGCCGAAGCAACCGTAGTTTGAATAGTTTGTGGTGCATAGGAAGCACTTATAGATTTATCAGAGAAAGATGCTGACTCTGCCCACGTTGATGAAGAAGCATAGGAAGATGACATTTCCCAACTTGTTTGGACGGATGCTGTAAACGCATAAGAAGACGTAAGAGCATACGGAGAATATGAAGTAGATATTGATGAAGATGCCCAACTTGATGACACACTCGAACCACCGGAACCACCAGATCCGACGCCCACAGGCGGGAAAAGTGCATAAAATGATGCCGAATCATCAGCATTTACTAGACCAGAATTATCTATGTAAATAATTCTGTTAGAACCAGATATATGTACTTCTCCATAAAAAGAATTTGTAAAATCCCTTTGTATAATTACAACATCATTGGGTTGAGGATTTGGATCACTAATCATATTTACTCATAAATATATAAAAACAAAATTATTAATTTGTTATATTCATGTCCTTTCTTCTATTTTTACATTATTGTCCCAATAAATATGGCCTCCCGCATTGGTCCCATATTGAGCTAAATGAGAAACATTTGTAGCTAAACTTGCACTTAGTGACTGTGATGACCACGACGAAGATACTGAAATCAACGAAGATGAATATATCATTGCAGTCACACTTGAACTATACTCTGATTGAATTGGAGCATAGGATGCTGACAATGATTGACTTGTCCAAGAAGCACTAATCTGTTCAGTTTGTGGATATAAGTTAGGAGCCCAAGAGGCGCTTACAGATTGTGATACCCACGAAGAACTTTCTTGATACTGTTGAGGATACAGATTTGATACCCAAGAAGCCGTATTGGCATTTGATGAACTTAATGAAGAACTTGCCCACGATGATGATACTTGTTCGGTTTGAGGATATAAATTTGGAACGTATGAAGCACTAAGAGATTGACTAGTCCAACTTGCACTAATAGGAGTAGGTGACCAAGATGAACTAAAAGAACATGAAGATGAATCTGAAAATATTGAAGATGACGCCCACGAAGAAGAAAAGGATGTGTCAGCAAAAACCGTGTGTGATGATGAAATATTAGAAAAAGATTCTGTAGAAACTGATATAAGATTTTTATTAGAATCAAAAAATACAAAAGAATTAGATTCCGCGGATAATACATTTTCCTCAAACGACGAAGTTGTATCGTTTTTCTGTGTAATTACTACATCTCTGGAATTATAAATCAAACTCATCGTATTACATTTCTAAATTGTTTGTTCACAGAATCATACCGCCAAAACTTTTTAGGACTAAGAATGCCTATTATTTTGTTTTGTCTAACCAAATCCTTCTGTTGTTGTTTTGTTTTTGTATGATATTTACTATCATATTCCAGTACCACATTATGTTCTTTATCATAACCATCAATATAGAACAAATTTTATTTGAATAACATCTTGGTTTTTTACAAACCGGGCAATCAAATTGAAATATGTTATTATTCATAAATATAAGTACTTAAATGAACAGAGATGGTATTCGTTAGAATAAACTCAACGGTATTCTTTTCCATATATTGTTAGTAAACACGTATAAATAATCTTTATCATAAGACATATTTCCTTCTGTTCCTACAGAACTTGGAGAAGTTGGTATAGTATCACTCCACTGTATCCCCTTTCCTGATAATATATTGTCGGAAGAAATCATTATAATTGATTTGAGATTAGTTAATAAATCTATAGATATATCATTATCCCAACTCATTGCCGGAGTAGGTATTGGTTCATCTGCTGGCAGATTTGGATAGTTTGGGTTTCTCCATTTCTGTAAGTTGTTGTCAGGTACAGCGTCTGGGTCAAATGATGTAGCAACCACTTCAACCCCCATAATAACCTTCTTTGGACTGAACCATTTGTGTGTGGTACCTGTTTTACCTTGGAATTTATCAGTAACATCAGGCAACAGATAACCATTAACCAACAAATCAAACTCCGTCTTTACCATTCTGTCTTGGTCAACTTGAAGTTCTATGGTATGAGAGAATGAGTCAATCTTGGTTCTGAACCTCAATCCTCTTTCGTCACCCCAATAATCTTCGGTTTCAAAGTTGATACGTTCTACGATGGTATTCATTTGTTCTATGTATTCTGTCCACACAATAAAATGGTAAGTGAATACCATATGGTCTGGCATTACAACATCGTAAATTTCACGAACTGGAATATTTTTACCACATAGGGATTTGAACTTTGTGTATCGGTTTTTTTCAGAATACTGCCTCATTACAGGATAGGTCAAATAACGATTGAACATCATCATTGCCTCATCTTTTGCAGAAGTAATTCTCTGATATACTAAAGCTGGTAATACCAATTTACCATTATAATCACGAATAACACCGTCTTTCTGTATAGATTTCCACTTTTCAGGAGAAGCGTAATACATCGGAACTTTGATTTGTTTTCCTTCGTCAGTAACCATCAACTGAAACTTTTCAAGTTGTCTCATTATGGCAGTGTCAATGTCAATGAGTTTGACGGTGTTATCTTTCTGTTTATCGGTATCCCTTCTAACTTCATGCGCACGGTTAATCTCCGTCTTCTTTTCACTAAGAATGGAAGATTGTTGCGCAATAGTTTCACTTATAGGCCCCTTTGCGTTACCTATACTCGGTACTGGATTATTTTTACTGCCTTGCCATGCCATATTTTTATATCAATAAATAGAAATCTTCTATACTATTAAATATAATTACTTTTTTCTATGTTTTTTGTTTTTTGGTATATACTTATTAGCATATGGGAAGAAAACGAATATACAAAACTAAAGAGGAAATTCTTGAATCCAGACGAAAATGGGCCAGAGAATATTATCACCGAAACCAAGAAGAGTGTAAAAGAAAAAGAATGAAAAGGTATCATGAAGAAACTAACGACAAATGAGTTTATTAAGAGGGCAAAAAAAGTTCATGAGAATAAATATGACTATTCTAAGTCTGTTTATGTTGATAGATATACAAAAATTGATATAATTTGTAAAACGCATGGTATTTTTCATCAAGATGTCTATAGTCATTTGTATGGATTTGGGTGTGATAAATGTGGTGGTACTTACAAATTAGATACAAAAGAGTTTATAAAACGAGCAAAAGAAACTCATAAAAATTTTTACAACTATTCCAAATCTGATTATAAGGGGATGCATGAAAAATTAAAAATCATATGTCCAATCCACGGAGAATTTTCACAAAAAGCACAAGGACATTTAATAGGAAAGGGATGTAGGAAATGTAAATATGATAAACACAAAATTTTAACCCGTAGCAACATTCAAGAATTTTCTAAAAAAGCCAAGAGAATACATAATGATAATTATAATTATTCTAATTCAAATTATATAAATAGCAATACAAAAATATATATTCTATGTAATAGATGTAAAAAAATATTTAATCAAACACCACACGATCATTTAGACGGTCACGGATGTCCATATTGCCCTCACCACATCTCAAAACCAGAAATTCTTTTTTTAAATTTTCTAAAAATAACCCAACGACAAAATTATATATGTGGATATAAAGTTGATGGTATAAAAGGAAATAAGATATTTGAATTTTTGGGAAACTACTATCACGGAAATCCAAAAATTTATAAATCAAAAGAATACAATCAGATTTGTCATAAAACATTTGGTGAATTATATAAAATTACAAAAAGAAAACTCACATTATTAAAAAACGAAGGATATAAGGTCTATTATATTTGGGAAAAAGATTGGAATGACTGGAATAACGGTATAATAAAAACATTTCCTATTAAACTTGTCTCTCAACCAATGACAACTTACTAAGACGAGCGTAGTGTGTATTCACTATAATGGATAGTGATTTATCTGGCTGGCCGCCCAAAAATTGTTGTTGCACGACATTATCAATTTCAAAATATTGACGGTTAAATTCTATTACATCGGCTACTTCTGGATATAAATTTATCACTTTAAGATTATCTTCTCGGAATTTAAATACTACCGTTTGGTTACGGTCCGGCCCGAATTCATCATAACTCGTATCAATATCTGCTTTATCAATAAGACAGGTGCATTCAACGCCGGGATAGAATATCTTGCCTGAGTTAGGGTCCGATTCCCCATACACGTTAATTTTCGTTTCGGTTGCACATATTTTGTACAGAAACACTTCTGTTTGTATAACGTCACCCATAAGTTCACCATTGATAGAAGCTATAAATCTTCTATCTCTATCTGAAAAAAATCGTCCTAATGTTGACATATTATACAGCCTTTTTCTTTTTAAGTCGTAACTCTACAACTATTGAATGTTCTTCTGGGTATATCCTTACTTGTCCAAGATGTTTTTCTGTAAAACCCAATAATTTTTCTAATGCTAATTGGTTCATTAACTTAAATTGTAATCTAAAAATAACCAAATCATCCTCTTCTTCGGCATGTCCACCAGAAACATTTCTTAAATCATCACCAGCAATGGCTTTCAAAAGTCGGTCAATGTATCCTTGATATGGGTTTATGGTAGGTTTTGGTCTATTATAAGGTTTTTGAATGGGGTTTTCAGGAGGCCACTTAGATTGTTTAGCTACGTGCGCACGTCTCGGCTCACGGTGAGTTTGTGGAACTCCCTTTACATTAACTTCACTGATACACTTTTTGATTAGTTCTTTTAAATTATCTATCGTCGGGGTCATAATCTCGTTCTGGTGGACTGAAATCAATACCACCTAAAATCATGTCATCAATCTTTCTCTGATTTTGACTCATGTGCGCTGAAACAGCCTTCTTTATGATTTCTTGATATTGTGGTTGTAATGAATCTGGATTAATTTCTGTCTCACCATTTACAGTCATACCAACAACCCAATAATCAAGTTCATCAATGGATGCGCTTTCACCGGGTTCTGAATTTTCTGGAGGTCCAAACATTCCTGTTGCTTCATGGCCCGGACTAGCGGAGTATTCAATAGTAACGTTTACCACCACAGAATCGGTAGGTTGAATAATGCCGGGAATGGTAATACCATCCAATTCAATTTCATAATCCTCATATTCACCAGAAGATGGCATATTTCGTCTTCCGTGATAGATTTCTTTTATGATTTCCTTGATTAGTGCTTTTGCTTGATACTTTTTCATATTATTATTTTTTGACCATATACACATTTCGTTTCTAATACATTACCATCTTTATTTAATTGGGTTCTTACAAAACTATATAATGGTTTCCCTATTGACTCAAAATATTTAACGATGTTATTTTGTCTTATTAAATCTTTTTTTTGTTGAGTAATATTCTTATGATATGGAGTATCATATTCATACCAAATATGCTTATTTTTATCATATCCATCTGCAGCATATCCAATTTCCATAAATATTTTCGGTTGAAAATTATATCCCAACTCATTAACTTTATTAAAAAATTCTATAGCGCCTTTATCCATACATTGAGGAATACCTAATTTTTCTAATCTTTTTAATTTAGATATTCTAATGTTTTTTCTATATTCCGCAGAACGAATTTTTCCTTTTGCTGATTGAGATAGTTTTATTTTTGTCTCATAAGATACACCCCTAGTTTTATTCCATGTATTTTTTCCTTTCATTGCGATGGACATTTTATTCTTAGTTTCATCTGATAATTTTTGTCCTTTCATCCAAGTATTTTTTCCTATATGGGAACAAGATTTACAAGGATGATTATATTTCAATGATTCATCTAATGATTTTTTATTCTTAAATGATTGCAATCCACCACATTTTGGGCATTGTTTTTGATATAATTCGTTGATGGCTATATTATTCATAAAATTATACAACACATGAATGCCCAAGCCCCGATATATATAAAAAGAGGGACACGCTTTAATACTTCCTGCATTTGTTCAGCCTGCAATGAGTCGTTTTCCATTTGTTGTTTTTGGGTAGTCAATTGAAGTGATTCTCTCAATTGTGTAATCAGGTCTGCCTTCTCTGTCTGAGCTTCATTACGCAACTCAGCACCGTCCAGCGTAACGTCAGCACCCGGAATTGGGAGAGACTGATACTTTTGACGAATACAACCAAGGATTTCTTTGCAACAGGCCAAGAAATATTTACGAATCCATTGTCTTCCAACCGAATTGATTGTGTTGTAGGTGACAAGGTTATAAGGAATATTTGAATAATCAGAAACGTAACTGCCCGTGTAATTTGGATTATTTGCCAATGAACCACTGTATCTATCATTACGAAGCATGTAATTGAAATAGACCTTGAATGAATAGGTTGGGATAGGAAACAGTTTTAGTTTGTTGTTGACTAACTCAAATGAGTAGGCAGATTTACGAACCATGTCGTTGAACTGAATGGCCTGACCACGAAGCAAATCTTCAAAGATTGGTGTCATCAAGAATTGAACGGCTGGTGAATAACCACCAAAACCAAGTTCATTTAAAACGTTGGAATAACTCATACCCGTCATGGAGAATGGGTCATAGATACGGGCAAAAGCTGGTGGGAAGTCGTGAAATACCCTCATTACTTCAATTCTATTACAGTTCTCTACTTTATCGCCCCAGAGTTCTTGAATATCATATGTTTGTTGATTTGGACGTGCAATTATAAAGCCCTTCTTCCAATCAGCATAACCACCCACGCCAACTTCACTTCCATATCCTTTTGCAAGTTCAATAACGTAAGGTAGTGGTGTTCCTGTTACAGCTTTACCTGTAAGATTTCCAATGGTATTTAGTTGTTGTCCTTGAAATACTTGTAGATAGTTTTGAATATTAACCTGATTAACTTGCGCTGAATATTCATTTACCGCCTCTTCGTAGGCAGCATAGAAGTTGACATCGAGCATTTCAATATCAACCACGGGGTATCCAAGACGATAAGCGGCCCAAATAGCCGCTGCCTGCGCATCTGACTGAAATAGGTAGTCATTATCGTAAAAACCAAAAGGGGTTCTGCCTTGGACAGACGACCCCGACCCTTGCCACCTGATACGATCTTGGTCCACCAAGGTTGTAGGATTTGTAATTGGGGATACAACGTCACTCATATTTTATTTCCATTATATTTTTTTATAGGAAATATGCTGATTTTATCTTTATTCCAAAAATTCCAGTCATTTTCCCACATATAATAAATAGAATACCCCAACCCGTTTAGTTTACTAAACTTCTCTATAGTTTTATTGTATAATTCACCAAATGTTTTATGACAAATTTGATTATAAAGGGTAGCATCATACTTTTTGGGATTTCCGTGATAATAATCACCAAGAAATTCAAATATTTTGTTATTTTTTATTCCATCAACTTTATATCCGTTTACGTATTTTTGCCGGTTGTTTATAGTGTTAGGAATTTTTAGATATTTTAAAAATTTTATTTCCGTTTTTGAAATTCTATGAACACATCTAGGACAATCATTTCCATTCATATGTTTATATGGTGATTGATAAAAATAACCATGTTTTTTACATAATATTTTAACTTTTGTCATTGTATTCACCCAGTTTATTTTTGAGTAATCATATTTATTTTTATGGAATTTTTTGCATCTTTTAAGAAATGTGTTTTTAGATATTTTATAATTTTTAGAACATTTAGGGCATCCACACCCATTTAAATGTTCGTTCGGTGTCTGATTGAAAACACCATGTTTAAAACACCTTATTTTAACTTTTTGTCTATTTGGTCTTCTTTTGGAATTATAATTATTATCATATTTTACTAACGAATAATCATATGCATCACCATGAACACTTTTTGATTTTTCAATAAAAGATACTATGTCATCAGAAAACATTTTGGACATTTTAATGTTTCTACACAAAGGACATCCACATTTTTTGTTTATATGGTTGTCGGGAGATTGATAGAATATACCATGCAATTGACAAATCACTGATATTTTTTTATGAGAGGTTATATACAATACATTTGAATAATCATATCTATCACCATGCACCTTTCTAGCCTTTTCAATAAACTCATTTGTTGTTAATTTTTTTCTCATAGTATCTTTCCATCCTTTTCCTTTTACACTCTTCTTGGTTTCGGTAATAATATTCTCTAGCCCATCTTTTTTGGGCTTCGTATTTTTCCTCTTCTGTTTTATATTTGATTTTCTTTGCCATATAGATAAATAGATGATAGAAAACTAAAAACACAAAAATAAAAACATTTTCAATTATATTTATATATGGATTGATTTTCTCTATTTATTACATATGATTAAGTTGTCCCAATTGGTAAAAGAGATTATGGAAGATTTATCGGCGACACCAGCCCCATCGGCTGTGCACCAGCAATCTAGTTCAGAAATTGTTGATAATTTTGCTAATTATATAAAATCTGTAGAAAATGCCCAAAAATTAGGATACGATGAAGACAAAAAATTATGGCTTCCACATAAATCGTATGAGGGTGGTATGCCTACTATAGGATATGGCCATAAAATAAAGGATAACCAAGAACTAAAATCTTATACAAATGGTGTTCCTGATAATGTCGTTTCTAAACTTTTATTGAATGATTTGATGATTGCCAACAAAAAAGTTCACGAGTATATCAAAAGAAAGTATAAAGTTCACTTAGTTTTAAGTAAAAAACAGAATGAAATTTTGGTGGATTATGCTTTCAATTTGGGCGGACTTGATAAGTTTCCAAAATTTGTGGATGCTGTATTAAGAAACCGATGGGACATTGCAAGAAATGAGTATGTTAGGAAATCGGGTGGAAAAGAATTGACGGGCAGGAACAAAGCATTCTATAATAGATATTTACGATGAGATTAAGTGAAAACTCCCACGACCCTAAAGGGATAGGGGTTTTCAGGCGACACGGACTATAAAATCCATTGACAATCCATAAAAATATGATATAGTATCACAATGACTACTATTCGTATTTTTGAGGTTGGCGGGTCAATTCGTAATGAATTGCTCGGCAAGTCTGCAAAGGACAGAGATTTTGCTGTGATTGCTCCTGACTATATTACCATGCGACAATACCTTTTAGACAAAGGAGCAACATTTTACCAAGAACGACCACAATACGTAAGTATTAGAGCAAAACTATCTCCTCTAGGAGCGGTGGATTTTACTCTTGCTAGAAAAGAGTCGTTTTACACCGACGCAAGACATCCAGACAAAGTTACTCCGGCTCTAACCATCGAAGAAGATTTGTCACGAAGAGATTTTCGAATGAATGCTATAGCCCGAGAAATTGGTACACCGGAGTTGATTGATCCGTTTGGTGGCCAATTAGATATTACTAATAAATGTATCCAATCGGTGGGTAATGCTATAGACAGGTTTAAAGAGGACCGACTTCGTATTTTCAGGTCTATTCGATTCGCATGTCAATTAGATTTTACTATCGGTCAGGAAGTTAGCAATGCAATTGATGAGTTTAAAAATATTGTAGATTTCGAATCAGTTACAAAAGAAATGATGCAAATTGAACTTTGCAAAACTTTTAGTTCTGATTGGAGACGTGCAATATCAATTTTACAATTTCACCCGTTTTTATGGGATGTAATAGAAAATAAAGGAATATGGTTCAAGCCTACATTAGAAGATAGATGATCTCAATAAATCATATCATAACAAAGGCGATATACTATAAAAACGTATATTTATTAGAATATGATAAAAATGGGTCAACTTATAAAAGAAGTATTCGAACTTCCTCCTGAAATTAATACCGAAGCAGAGAGGTTGACCCAACTTATTGCGTCTATGTTTGGTAGAAGTATCACAGGTCAGGGATTTCTTCCTTTAACCAAAAAGTATTGGAATGACAATGCTCCATTTTTCAGCATAAAAAGGTCTAATAAAGGAACAAGTTGGGGAGGGGCTCAGTATGAAATAACATCAAAGAGCGGTCTTTATTCTCCGGTTTATTTATGCGTCACTCATAGTGATGACGACGCGACTTCTGGTTATATACACAATGATGGTGAAGCAATATACATTAAAGCTGATGAAAAACATTTTACAGAAAATTTCAAAACATCGGTGGATGAATTGAGAGAAACTATAAAACATGAGTTAAGACACTACGTTCAAATAAAACAGAAAGTTGGATTTCCTAGAAGAAAACTAATGAGTAAAACATATAATATACATGGATTTACTGATGACCCAAGGTATAAGAGAACAAGACAACCACATCATCTTAGGGATATAGAATTCAAAACTAATCTACATAGTTATGCCTATTATATAAAGAGAAGTTTACAACAATCTCTTGATAAAGGAAGATGGGCAGACCAGTTTAGAAAAATAATTACTGGTCAGTATGATGGTGATGATAGAATTAAGAATTTTTCTGACAATCTAATTGACATGGCCAAAAGAGACCCGACAAGGTGGAAACAATTTGTTCTTGAATTGTGGAAATTGGTATTTTCATCAAAAAAGAACGTTGATGAAATAAGGAGTCCATATGAGAAACCATCATTAACTGATAAAAATAGAGGATATATAGGCATCGTTTCACATAACAGAGTTTATGGATATGAAGAAGAAGTTCCAAATGTATATGAAGTTGATCATTCTGAAATAGAATATGGTGCCAATGACGGGCGATTTAGGTATGTAACAGAGGGCGGCATAGTATATTGGAATCATTTTCCTCCAACCGATGAAGAAAGGGAAGTTGTCGAAGAATGGTTAGGAAAGAAAAATATTAAAGTTAACTCTCATAGATGCGCATATACACAACTTCCTCCATTACCACCAATTATCAAACCACATGATTAAACTCAAAAATATATTGAAAGAAATTGAAGAAGAAGATGATATGGAATTCATGTATCATCTTAAAGCTTTTGAACTTCGATTGAAAGACGAATTTCCTCAAATAAATAGTTTGAGTTTAGTATTACGTCCCGGTGGCGATATTCATATTGTTTCAATAGTTATCAGAAAATCGGAAAGACGAAAGGGAATAGGAAGAGAAGTTATCAAGAGGATACTCAAATTTGCAGATGACTATGACAAACATGTAACTCTTCATATGGTTCCACAGCCAAGATATAAGGCTAAGTTGAACAAACTCTATAGAAACTTAGGATTTAGACCAAATAGAGGAAGGCACATGATACCTCAATATTCTAACCCATTTCACGGTATAATGATGCGAAAGCCGGGTGATAAAACAAGAATTGAAGAAGGTGTTGCACGTCTTGAAAAAGGTGATACAATACTAACAATCCCAACAGAGAAGGGTGATTATAGAGTTAGGGTATTCAAGTTCAAAAGAGGCGGTATTACCAAATACAACTTCGATATAAATTCTCCACCAGACCACTATGAAAACTATGGTGGTAAACCTATGGCCGTTGGTGGAACGTGTCATTTAGGAACTAGTGGCACCAACATAGAACAAGTATATGCAGAATTGGCAGCAACTCTAAAGAAGTTAGGTCTTCCATACGTCCAATCTTTGAAACTGAAAATCATTGATACAGAAACTCCTGAAAAGCAAGCAATGTTAGATAAACTAGAAGATGTTATAGTCGCATTTCAACAAGAAATGGAAAAGCCAGAAAATCAGCCAAAACAGTTTGGAATGGGACCGCCTGATTACAGTCAGTGGATTAGTGGCGAAGACGTAAAATATGGAAGGCTACAAAAGACCATCGAAAACTATGGCGACTTTTTCATAGTCATCAAATGGGCACAAAGTCCAAGAGACGTAATGAAAGCCAGTGATTTTTTGAAACACTATGAACATATCATAGCAGGTAAAGAAGCGAAGGGTGACTATGCTAGGGAAGTATTTATAAGAAGTGATCCATTCAAAGGAATATGATAAAACTCAAACCTTACCATAAAAATTTATTTTTGGATCTTTTATTCTAATTATTTTACAATTTAAAAAGTTTTTTATTTCGTTTTCTCTTAAAACGTCTTTATCTTTTAGAGTTCCATCTTTATTAAAATGGCGCCTTTCATCCCACTCATAAACAATATTATTTTCTTTATCATAACCATCCAGCCAATAACTTAATTCTTTTATAAAATATTCACCACCATTTAAAGCGTGTTGTATATTGCATTCATTTTTCTTATTTAATTGATCAAAATATTTACAAGCATTTACATTATAAGATGGATGAAAATTAGTATGAGTTTTTAATAATCTCTCTACCATTTGTTTTCTAAACAATCTTTTTAATCTATTACTTGTTTTTCTTCCTTTATTACCATATCCACATCCCGCTTTAATACATGATATACTTCGTTTTTTATTTGATTGAAAACTCATTACACGATTAGACATCATAATTTTTAGTTCTTTTGATTTTTCTTTCCCATAAATTTCTTCTAAAGTTTTACCCTTTCTAAAGTCAGCATTTTTTGGTCGTTGTCCCTTTTTAAACCACGATTTTCTCATTTTTTGCAAAGTCTTTTTTGGAACTTTACCGTTTTTGTGAATGGTTGATGGATGGCCAATTTTAGAACACGACCTACATTTTCTATTTTTACTAATAGATTCGGTCAAACTCCAACGGTCTTTATAAAACACATACTTATTACACGATGGACAGTTTTTATAAAAATTAGTCTTCATTAGATAACTCCTTTAATTTTTTCTTTTTGTTGTAATACCGCTTAGCATTTTCGGCTAATCTTTTTAGTCTCTCTTCCAACGTTTGATTGGAACGGTGTCTTCCTCTTTTTTTCTTTTCTTCCTTTATCATATGATAATAAATATAAGTCAGATTAGTGAAAAAGGCAAATATATTTATTGTTATATGATTAAATTGGGTGAAATGTTAACCGAAAATAGGGATTTATCTGCCCGGCGTGGATGTTTGATGTGTATGGTATCAAAAAAGGATTCTGACCTCATAGTAGAATTTGGAAAACGATTAATAAAAGATGAAGATTTGTATGTAGAAAATAATGAATATGGGCGAGAAAGTTCCCCATGTCATATAACACTACGGTACGGATTTTTAAAGGATTTAAATGAGTTAGAAATCAGACAACTTCTTCAAAACCAAAAACCATTTATGGTAGAAATTATAGGACTGAATAAATTTGAAAATCCACCAAAATACTCAGTTTCCGTATTTAAAGTTAATAGTCCTGTGTTAAAACAATTAAATGAAATGTCAGGTATATATTTGAATGAGAATGATTACCCTGAATATTTGCCTCATTTAACGTTATGTTATACTAAACCGAACGCAAATATTCCTGTTAAGGAAGGACTAAAATTAAAAACTCTTATTACAGAAATATGCTATAGCCCGATTCAGGGTGGTAAATCTTATTTCAATTTAGACGAAGGAAATATCCATCATGATATTGATAGTCAAATTGCTCGTCTTGAACAAGAATGGGAACGGTTGGATGCTATGGGTGGAAATACCGGTGGCAGACAACAGGATATAGAACAGGAACTTATACACCTTAGATACGAAAAGGAAGGTCAACCTTTGGGCCCAAATGACCCTAAATCAAAAGAACTTTGGGATAAATTGAAGCAATCAATATAATGATTAAACTAAAATCACTATTAGAAGAAAATGTGTATGAATATTTCTATCATGCAACGACTCCAAATGCGTTGCCTAACATAGTAAATCGCGGTCTTATGCCTTCGGAAAATACAAATTGGGGTGGAGACTTGGGAAAATTTAGTGAAGGAAAAATATTTGTTACCAAAAAATTCCGAACGGCGAATTATTATGGGAATATTATATGGAGAAACAACTCAAATAGATATCGTCCCATATTAAGATTTAAATATAATAAACTTCGCTTTATACCCGATAAACGATCGACCGATGATTTTTATGTAGAATTTACACTCAAGGCGCGTTTTGAGATGTTCGTGTATAATGAAAATACTAAAATAGAAACAGAACATAATGGAGATATGTGGTTTAATGAACATACTGGACATTGGAGGCCGTTGACGAAAGAACTATCAGAGAGTATTTCAACAGGAGAATGGGATGGGGAGGAACCAGAAAATTATGAAGATTTAAAAGAAATAGAATATCCTCTTGCTAAGAAGGGCGAACTTCAATCTTATGAAGGTATGGCTGACTGGAAAGGTAAAATCGTTTGGATGTCCCCTGACAAATTCTTGAGCTTGGTTCTCCCTCTAAATTATCCAGAGGTTGATAAATTGAAGAAAGTAACAAAACGATTAAGAAGAAATTTACCCATTGATTTTTTGGTACTAAAAGTCAACGCAGAGGAAAATAGAGTAGTGGGTCATGAGGGAAGACATAGAGCATTAGTATCTAAAAAATTGGGAATTGAAAAGGTTCCTGTGTTAGTATATTTTGCTGAATATAACGACGCATATCCAAGAGTCCCTAAATGGACACAACAACAGCACGACTACGCCGACAAGGCAGAATTCGAGCGTGAACGCCCACAGGAGTAATATTTATAACCAATGAAACTTGCAACATTAATCAAAATCAATGAGTGGATTAGTCACGCCCCAGCCGTGAATGCTAATCCTGACTCTAAATTGCGTCCTGTTCCGGGCGGATGGAATGATAACTCACCTAACTGGAATGATAGTGTAGAAAATTGGGATGGAATTATTGAGGGTGGTAAAGGACAATATTTTTGTTACGTTGAGAGTAACGATTGGGAGAAGAAGCGTTCAGGAGCCATCGTTTATATTACAGAAGATGATAAACCTCACAAGATTTGGATGAAGATAAAGACTCACGGGCTACGCAAAAAGAACGATACCAATGAAAGCTATAAAGAACGTGTAAGAAAGCACACCAATAAGGTTGCTAAGTCTTGGATGAGTGAAGCAAAAAAATTATACAAAAACGTTGAGATTAACGAAGCAGGTAATCCAGTTCCTATTACATGGAAACAGGCTTTCCGCGAGGCAATGCAAGATGATAAGGTAAAAGAGTGGATGGCAGAGTGTGGCGAACAGGAAATAGCCCCTCTGGCCGACCCTGTGAATTTTACAAACACTGTATAGTTTCTATAAGATTACCTGTTTTATTTACCTTTATTCTTGTAAATTGATTTAGTGGCTTACCTATAAATTCAAAGTATTTTATGATATTATTTTGACGTATTAGGTCCTTTTTCTTTTGATGTGGTTGCCTGTGATATGGAGTATCATATTCAATCCAAATGTGTTTTTCTTTATCATAACCATCCGCCCTATAACCCCACTTCCAAAAAGTTTTTGGTTGAAAGTTACTATTTGTTTCTTTATTATATTTGGCAAACCATTCCTTAGACCCTTTATCTTCACAATCAGGAATACCCAAATTTTCCATCCTTTTTAATATTTGTATTCTTCTTTTTCTTTTCCATTCTTCAGTGTGATGCTTTCCATAAAACGCATTTTTGACTCCTGTATTTATTTTAGATAATTTCAATTTGTGTTCCTCAGATAATATTTTACCGCTGTGAAATTTTGACATTTTTTCTTTTGTGTTTTCTGTGTGATATTTTCCTATTCTTGGACTCCATCCCTGTTTATATTTTTCCTTGGTGCCATCAGAACAACTTTTTTTGAATTCTTGGGTCATGGATTTTCCTTTATTCCAACAGGGGCGTCCCTTCATATTACAAGAATAACATTTTGTATTTTTTTCTATAGAATATTTTAATGCGTACTTATTACAATAATTTAGTTCAACCCCACACTCAGGGCAATTTCGTTTAAATTCTTTCATAAGAATAAATATAATGAAAAACATAAAAAAGCGTACATATCAGTAAATTTCACACCGAAAATATAAATATTTTACTTCTATTTATAGATATGATTAAATTAAGACCATTAATAGGAGAAGTTATGATAAACAGAACAATCAGTTACTCGGCGGTGGTGTTGGACGATAGAGACAAGAAAAAATTATTAGAGATTTTTGCTGGTCAAATACCTGATAACTGGAGTAAATATGCGGAACACATGACTATAAAAATGGGTGAACTTCCATTAGAAAAGAAACAAGATATTGGCAGTAGAGTTCAACTAACCGCATTTGAGTTTGGTAAGTCTGAGAAGGCCATAGCCGTAAAGGTAAGGGGATATTGGACGACCAACGAAACCGCACACATCACATTAGCTGTGAATACCGACATTGGTGGTAAACCAGTAGATTCTAATAAGATTGTCCATTGGAAACCTCTCCCAAATACAATTCCTCTTACAGGCGTTGTTACCGAAATACCTTTTAGAAGGTAATTTATTTCAAAAATTCATTTATTCCATGTAAAATAGTATGCGCATGCTTACTATATTCTGGATTTGATTTAAAATACTCTTTTACGATTTGGGAAAAATCCTCTTTTTTTGATTGAAAATTTTCTTTTTTTATACCAAATTTCTCACATATCAAAGATATTTCTTTTTTAGGAATGTAAACATTAACACCTTTTTCTTTGGTAATATTTAATAAATCAGACTCTTTTCCTTCTACACAATCCAAAATTGGATTTTGTTTTTTTGGTATATCACTCATATTTTTTTCTTCCCATATAAAAAATTGGTTTTCTTTCATCATAACAGTAAGTATTTGTTTTAATCGTCATAATAGGTTATGTTAAACGGTCCTTGTCTAGCAATATCACTTACTGCTTCAAATAGGTTACTTTTTTGCGTATGTCCTATCTTTGTTTGTAAGTATCCACTCAATGCAGACAAGTGTTTGCAAAGACCTTCACCAATATCATATGCAGGTTTTGGTGATCTATTTATTGCTTTATTCAAACTCTTAGGCCCAATGTCACCAGCTCCTTGTTTGAAATTGTTGTGGGCAAATTTGTATCTATAATCAGGACAACTACAATCTACTTTGCATTCGAGTTCTGCGGCTTGGTCTTTTGATTGTACTTCACCTTTTATAAATGTAATATGTCCTTGTAGTGGTTCGCCCGGGTCACCTGTAGTCCTATCTGACCTATATCTAAAATTCCACTGTTCCATCCCTTCTTCGACACTAACAGGAATGCTACGGACTCTTACGTTTTTTGACCTGTCTATACGATTTGTATTGGTATCTGGACTTCTTGGTGTATCTGCGGTAAGTTTAAGAAGTTGGTCATAAGTCATATTTTCCTGTAATCCCCTTTGAAGAAGTTTCTTGGCATCTGAGAGTTTGTATTTTCCTCTTGGCAACGTCATCAACTCTTTCGTGCTAGGCATTTTAAATCCCCACTTGGCCAAATCTTCTGGGTTACTTGAAAAAATATTTTGACCATCAACAATTCCATCTATCTGAATGAAATCGGCGGCTGGAAAGGTGGGGTCTTTGTTAACAGTCACAACTATAGTGCCATCGTTGAGTCGGGAAAGATACTGTTTGACTTGATATTCTTTAGCTTTTCTTTGCGCATCATTTGTAGTTTCTCTAACTTCGTTATCTACAGGCGGTTCCAATCGGATTTCTTTTACTATTTCCTGGAATATTTTTAAATATTCTTGTGGTGTATATGATTTATTTATTTTGTTAGGAACATATTCTACTTCGCCTTTACTAGGGTTAAATCCCCATTGTTTCCATTGATTTTTTGTTGGGTCAAACTTTCTACCGTCATCAAACTCAATCCACGTATGGGTTGACCAATTATCTTTATCATCTATATCATAGAAATCAGGAAAATACACCCACCCTTCAACAATCTTGAAATTCTTAATGCCTTTTTGTAGAAAATATTGTGTAGCTAAAGCAGCCGCAGACATACATGTTCCCAAATTGTGGCGGTTGAAATCCTTTGGAAACATTGACTCCTGTAGTTCTTCTTCTCTACCTGTGTTTGTATCAGAAATGTATTTACAATCTTCTTTTATTGCTAGATTTTTGATTGCGGCTAGTTGTCTGTGGTTTATAGGGTTGAATTTTGAATGCCCGTAGTGAAGAACATTACTTTCGGGATAATCAACTTTTACGATGTGGATGAAACCATATCTATACATCATACTATAAACATCCGAACTGTCTGGGTCTATATCGTGCCCCATTCTTTTTAGATAGTTTATTGCCCACTCTCTGTGTCTTTCAAATGGTACTTCGTGTGCCTCTAAATCCGGGTCCAACCACCAATGTTTTGAGAGTTTACTTATTGAAAGCGGTAATTCACCCTCTTTAATAACGCTAAAGATTACTTCCTTTATTATTTGTTTCAACTCAATCCGCTTCATATGGATATAAATATCTAAAGCATTGTTAATATTTTTCTCGTTTCTCATTATTTGGGGGAAATATTTCTGTTTTGATAACTTTTATAACATCAAACATTTTTACTATAAAAACATCTATAGTTTTTGTTACGATTTCCGGATTTGATACCAAAAGTTGATTTATATTTTCAATATCTAATTGGACGGTTAGTGTATCTCCTGTATAAGAATTTACCGAAACGTGACCTGGAAGATTTTGACTTACGCGTAGAAAATTACCATGTTGAGACATTCCGTGTGTTGCTTTAATACCTATTTTATTTAATGCATATATTATATCACCAACGAAATCATTAATTTGAAAATTAAATGGTTCCATCGTATATTTTTTTTCACTATTTACCATACTATTTGGAAAGTAAAAACTATTTTGATCGATCATTTCTGCCGAGTTTGTTATCGTATCACTATGAATAACATCACACATTATTCCTAATGATTTTTGATATATATCGAATTGAAATTCTCCCGTTGACCCCTCAATTTTATAATGAGATTTTAATTCTTCCACCCTCCGCATATAGTATTGAACTAATTCTTTAATAGAAACAGATTCTATAATGAGATTTTTAAGTTTAATCATATGGACATAAATATCGAAAGTATTAGTATCAGCGCAAAAGAAAACTATACTAGTTTTCGTCTTTCACGAAGAATGGTCGCCTTGGAAGTACCGTATTTCAACTCTAACTGCGGTATGGTAAAATTGTTTGATAAAATATCTTTATGAAGGTCATTTCTGATAATTTTTAAGTGATGTTTTCTCTCTGAAATACGCTTTTTTATTTCCTCTGGCATTGGTCCTCTTTTAACACCTGAACATTTGTTATCGTATGAGTAATTCATTTTACGATTTTTCAGCGCTGTGTTGCGGTCTTGAAATTTTTTACTACCTTTTTCATTGCCATAACGTTCTATAAACCATTCCAATGTATAACGACCTACGGATTTTTCTTTCATTTCTTTGATTGTGTTTTCATTGTGTGTTTTACCGAACATTCCGTTGCCTTCGCCGTGATTTATTATTTTCATTTTTTCTATGAAAGCTTCTTTGTTGGGGTTATGTGTTATATTATCACCACCTTCTGCTGTAGGACAAATATTATACCCAATTTTTCTTTCATATGGTTTTAGTAGATTAAGATGATACTGCTCTCTTTCCAAAAGTAAATTTTCATCTGATTTTACTTCCTCTATTACATCAAACGAAAACTTATCTTCGCCGTAAAAATCCCAAGAATGTTGTAATTTAGGATTGATGTGTCGTTTTGCTCTAAGGTCGTTCTTATGACAATACCATCTGTGTTCAATATCTTTTGAGCTTCCAACGTAAAACTTTCCATTAACCTTATTTGTTATTTTGTATATTCCACTTTTCATATTCATAAATATACTAAATTTTACGGAAAAGTCAACAGAATAAACGCAAGAAAAAGAGCCATCTTTCGACGGCTCTTTTTTTGTTGACTTTTGTTAAGTGTTTAGATTATACTGTGTCCAAATCTGCGACAAGTATCTTGCCATAAAACTCAGGGCGAACTATTTTCTTCGCGTAACGGGTCATTACACCACGTCTCGGCGTGAAGTTCACAGGGTCATAGACCAACGGGGTCTGAACTAGTGGAATGTATGGGGCATATACTGCACCAGTTTCCAAGAAGTTATTGCCACGGAAGCCCATGAGGATGACGTTATCCGTCATATATGGGTTCTTGTAAACTTGGAATCGACTTGCGAAGCTACCAACTCTACTAACACCCATTGCGAACTTGGCTTGATCGCCATCTGTATTCACCACGAAGCCCGGAATAGATTCCAAGATCGTTGCTACTGCTGGTGATAGAACCATGAAGTTGGCACCACCACGAAGCGTTAGCTGGTGAATCTTGTTTGATACCTTTTGAATCTTGTTACCAAGAGTCTGATACCATGTAGCCTTGGTGTAGTAACCACCGGTGCCTGCGACCTGCTGGTCAACTGCCATCCAAGCGCCAGAACCATTAGGAACGATTTCGCGGTTTAGGCGAGCGCTCCAACGTTCAGTCGTGTAGGCTGGAACAGTTGTAATCAACATATCAAGGATTTCCAAATCAATTTCCATAGAAACGTATTCGGAAAGCAAAGCAGTAAGTTCTGCTTCTGCGTCAATGCTGTGATAAGCATTCAAGTCTTGAGCCAATTCTGGGGTCCAGACGGCTTTCAACTTACGAGTCTTGGCGACAATAGGTTCGCTCTTCAACTCAAGGTTCACTTCTGGGATACCAATATCGTTGTTAAGACCTAGTGTTCCACCGTTAGTATCAGCTACACCGTATTTACCTGTTGGATAGGTAAAACCACTACTATTAATATTATTGTTAGTATTCCAGTTATTATCTTCGAAGTCACCACGATTGGCTGGTGTGGTTTGAACTGTGTAGAGAATAGTACCACCAACGACACCGAGGTTGGTAGAAATAGACGCTGATTGAGCTGATGAAGCTGAAATCACGAATGAAACTTCTCCCTGCTGAGCGCCACCCGGGCTCATACCAAAACCGCCTACGAACTTCGTAAATGGTGGGAAATAGAGAGGAGCTTGTGATATTACACTTGAACCTGTCGTTAAACCCGCTGGAACGAAAGCACGGACTGCCAACGGATCAAATGGGTTACCCTGATTTACAGTGTTTTGATAGAAGTTTGTTGAGGTAATTGTTAGAAGATTACCAGCGACCCATGAACCAGAAATGCTGTTTACAACAGTCTGAACAGAACCGGATTGGGCAGTTTGGGTATAATAGTTGGTCAACCAATTAATATCTTCCAATGTAGCCGTAGCAACCGTGAAGGATGCTGTTACATACTTCTGATTGATGGTATAGGCAAATCTACCTGCGCCATACAAACCACCCACTGGGAGGTCCGTTGAGCCAAGTTTCTTACCTGTGCCACCGAATAGTGATTGATAATATGAACCAGACTGGTCAGCAGGGGCACCAAGATGGTTGGAACCATACTTGAAGTCCAAATAGAACACGAGTCCTGATGGGAGGTTCATTGGCTGAACGGAAACGAATTCCTTCGCTGCGAATTCAGCAAATACACGTCTGACCAATGGAAGGGCTACGCCGGCCCACTGTTCAGAGTTTGCGGAAGTACCAGTAGCAGTTGCTTCTTCAATCAGTTGTTTAGCCTGATTTTCCAAAAGAACTGACATATTGGACTTTTCAATATCACTCTTGATACCTTCAAGCAGACCAGTCTTATCCCACTTGGTCACAAGACCACGGGTTTCCTGCATCAAACGAGCTTGAGGATTTAGAGTGTTTGTCAATAATGATTTAATGTTATCCATATTGTTTGTTTTCTCTTTATATATGTTTCTTGCTCACTAAATTACTTCTTTTCAGAAGTTTTTGGTGCTTCCTTGATTCCAGCGAGCTTCTTGAATCTTAGAGCCATCTCGTTACCCTCAGTAATTAACTGAGAAGGTCTAGTAGATGATACCGGCTTTGATGCGAACCCTTCGGTAATCTGCCTTACAGAGGTCCTCATTGGGGCTGATTTTGCAACCTGCCTTGCTGAAGTTCTCTGCATTTGCGTACCGAAATTAAGTGATTCCGCCAATAGGGCGTAGGCCAGCTTAACTTCACGAACACTCTTCGTTAGGTCAAATGATTCGACAATCTTCATACGATATGGATCGTCCAAAACACCTGCGAATTCCTTAAACAGCTTGTTCGTGTAGAGCAGTTTAGCATTCAATAGGTTAACCTCATTAATTTGTCCACGGAGGAACTCAATGGTCTTATAAGCCTCTCTCAAAGCAATTTTATACTGAACTGCTTCTGATGTTGGCTTGCCAAGTGCGGCTGGAGCACCATGATTAGCAATACGGCCGGGGCCGCTGATATTATGGTTTTTACCTTTAAGTTGCTTCTTAGAAGCATCTTGAGGAGCCTTTGGATAACCCCTTACGCCACCTTCAGCATCCTGACCAGCGAGTTCGTTGGTTGGAATACCATTGTTTTGTAGAGTTTCGTCCATTTCCTCTTCTTTTCCTTCGTCTTCCTCTTCTGCCTCTTCATTGAGAGCAGCGAGTAATTCTTCAAGATTGATTTCATCTTGGTCGTCTGCACCTTGACCCGGCACTCCCTGTTGTGGGAATTGACCTTGTGGTGGTGGGAATTGACCTTGTGGTGGTGGGAATTGGCCCGGTACTTGACCCGGCATACCCATTTGTGGTGGGAGTGGTTGTCCATCTGGACCCAGTTGTGGCTCTTGTTCCAAGCCGCCAGCATTCATGCCTTGTGGAACTGCACCTGCTTCCGCACCAGCTTCTGGACCAAGGTTAATATCAACCTCACTACCCGGTTGTGCCGTTACATCCGCATCGCCCTCGGCGCCTGCTTCTGCACCGGCTTCTGCACCGGCCTCT